CTTTAATGGTAGAAGAAATTCAATCAGATTGGCACCAATCTGGGCGTAAAAAGGGTTATGACACCCCCGAAGTGCGTCAAAACATAGCAAAAGAACGCCAAAGATTATTAGATCAAAAAGATTATTACGCTAAATTAGCAGAACCTTATGCCGCACAAGGCAAAGATTCGCCGCCTGATGTTATAGAAGGATGGACAATTGCCGCTAACGGTTTGCAAGAACTGCAAAAAGTAGAAAACAATATGAGCAAAGCCGTGCCAAACGCCCCATTTAAGAAAAACTGGCATGAACTAATGATGAAACAGATTCTTAATGAAGCAGTCAAAGGTGATTACGATGCCATAGCATTTACCACCGGCAAACAACAAGCTGAACGGTATAGTTTATCTAAACAAATTAGCGGTTTAAGTTACATGAATGATGGTGTATTAAGGGCTTTTGATAAAAATGGTAATACTGTTATCAATAAAAAATTAAATAATCCTGATGAATTAGAAGATTACATCGGTAAAGAAGCCGCTAAAAAGCTTATGGAAAAAGAACCGGAAGATTTATATGTTACCGAATATAACGGTCAATATATTGCTCACGACAATCCTAATGTATTTAAAGGACGTGAATTAAGCGGTATTGATTTAGACGTAGGCGGCGAAGGTATGAAAGGCTTTTACGACAAGATATTGCCGGACTTTGTTAACAAATACACCAAAAAATGGGGTATGGGCGTAAGAAAAGCTAATACATTATCGTCATTACAAGGTGAGCAAGTTCATATGGTAGATTTAACTGATGCCGCCAAAAAAGACATTAAATTTAAAGGCCAACCATTGTTTAGTGGCATAGGTTTAGCGGCACCACCCTTGCTAATGGACAATGAAGAAGATAATTGACAAAGTAGTAAAATAGACGAAAATGTAGTTTGTTATACCCCATCACATAGGAGAACTAATCATGGGCAAAATGGATTCAATGAAGGGCGTACCTTCAACAACTGGCGCAACTGCACCTAAAGGCGCTACTTCATCCGATACATCCGGCGAACGCATGGGTAAAATCGTTGGTGGTGTAGCAATGGGCAAAGAAGATATGGTAGGTAATGACAAATTGTTCAATACTGGCCGTACAGAAGGTATTTGCTATACGCATACACGTAAAGCTTACAGTTGCGCTGACGATAACTGCTAATCATGCCTTTTACCGCTGATTTAAACCCAAAAAAATCCGGCATGGATTTGTTGGAATTAATGAAGATGGAAGATTATTTGGGGCGCAAAACTGCAAAGTCAGCGGCAAAAACCGCAACACCGACCGCAGATGCAATATTAGCTAAACCAAATAACATGGTTAAAAGCAGTTCTGATGATGTTGGCGTAGAGTTTAGATTTAATAGAAACCAAGAATAAAGCGAAAAGCCCTAGCACGTGAAGGTAAACTAGGGCCTTTCTAACCACACAAGTAATCGGAGAACTTGCATGGCTGATGTAGATTTTATATTAAAACCCCTGGGGGACAAGATAGTTGTTCGCCCGGATAAACGCATTTTAAGTTCCACCATCATTGTTAATAACAAAGAAGTGGACAACATGGGTACGGTGGTAGCCGTAGGCCCTGGCAAGCGCATTAAAGGCCGCCGTGAAGCCATGCCAGTAGAAGTAGGCCAATATGTCAGATTTGGCACCATGGGTGGCGATGAATACCTAAAATATCAAGAATACTTTACCAATAATGAACGTTATCTGATAATGTCATGGCAAGACGTATGTTTTATAACTGATAGGGAGCAAGCATGAACATTGATTTACATGATCCGCAAGACACATTAATTGAAAAAATTATGGCCCATTTTGGCTGGTACAAAGTCAAAAAAGTAGAATTGCCAATTGAAAATTTAGATATAAGCTACACATTTATTACTAAAGACAATAAACCAGCGGTAAAACGCCCAGCCGCTAAAAAAGTTAACAGAAGAACGCCTAGAAGTGATTTTAAATTTGGAAAGGATGCTAAAAATGGCAACTAAACCTGGACTTTACGCCAATATCGCCGCTAAAAGAAATAGGATCAAAGAAGAAAAAGCTGAAGGCAAACCAGTAGAACGTATGCGTAAACCTGGTACAAAGGGCGCACCTACTAAACAAGCATTTATTGATTCTGCTAAAACTGCAAAGAAAAAGTAATGGCTACTAAAAAACACGATAAGCCCATAGAGCATAAGACCACCGGTAAAGGTAAGACATACAATCCTACCGACAAAGGTGCTGGCATGACCGCTAAAGGCCGTGCTGAATACAATGCCAAGAATGGCAGTAATCTAAAAGCCCCAGCCCCAAATCCTAAAACAGAAAAAGACAAAGGGCGTAAAGCTTCTTTTTGTGCCAGGATGGAAGGCGTTGTTAAAAAAGCTAAAGGCCCAGCAGAACGGGCTAAAGCATCACTAAAGAACTGGAACTGCTAATGCCATTAAAGAAATCAACATCCCCTAAAGCATTTAAAGAAAACATTAAAACTGAAATCAAAGAAGGCGGCAAGCCAGTAAAGCAAGCCGTTGCCATTGCGTATGCAGTTAAACGTGAAGCCGCCAAGAAAACCAAACCAAAAAGGGTATAAGCATGATCACTTTTGCAGATTTAGACGTTAAAGAAGTTCAATTATTACTAGCTGGCTTAAAAAAGCTTCCTATGGAGCTAGTAGAAGAACTCCATAACAAATTGTTAGCAAGTGCTAACGAGCAATGGATAGCCAAGAATAAGCCAGTAGAGGGTATGCAAGTAAACCCTGAAGATATTACAATTACTAAATCGGCAGAGTAAAGAAAGCTTTACAAATCATGACTTTATCAATTGACACAAATAAAGTGGGTGCGCCTATTGGCAATGACAACGCCAAGAAGGGAAAACTGTTTTATGACCAATTGCGTAAGGTGCTGGTACAGAACGATCAACTGAAGTTACGCCAGGTAAGCGAGAAGCTAGTTGATGCCGCTATTGAAGGTGAGCCGTGGGCAGTTAAGGAAGTAATTGATAGGATGGATGGCAAAGCAGTAGCCATTCAGGAAATACAAGGCCCTGGTGGATTAGAACTAAAAGCTGGTTTTGTATTAACTTTTGAAGAACCTAATGGCAACAATTCAGGAAGCTAAAGCTAAAGCACGCTTTCCGGCAAAGCTTAAATGTTTATTTGAACCAGCCAAGGCACGTTACAGGGTTCTTTACGGCGGCCGTGGTGGTAGTAAGTCATGGAATATAGCCAGGGCATTGCTATTAAAAGGGTGCGAGCAATCCATGCGGATACTCTGCGCCCGTGAATTCCAAACCAGTATCAAGGATTCGGTACATAAATTACTGGTAGATCAAATCCACAACTTGGAATTAGAAGCCCATTATGAGGTAACAGACCGCACCATTAGGGGCATAAACGGTACTGAATTCATATTTGTAGGCGTAAAGAACAATACAAACAATGTCAAATCCATTGAGGGCATAGATATATGCTGGGTAGAAGAAGCCCAATCAGTAAGCCCTAATAGCTGGAACGTCCTAGTACCCACCATTCGTAAAGCTGATAGCGAGATATGGATTAGCTTTAACCCTGAACTGCCTACTGATGAAACTTGGAAGCGGTTCGTAATGAACCCACCGGAAAACGCAGTAGTTCAGAAGATCAACTGGTCAGATAATCCTTGGTTTCCTGAAGTATTAGATTTAGAACGCCGTGCCTTACAAGGGCGTGATATGGAAGCGTATAACAACGTTTGGGAAGGAATTCCCCGTCATACGGTAGATGGTGCCATATTTGCTAAAGAAGTCACTATGGCTGAATTAGAAGGCCGTATCTGTAACGTACCCTACGATGCAACTAAAGGTGTTCACGCAGTATTCGATTTGGGGTGGGCGGATCAAACGGCCGTGTGGCTACTGCAATTTGTTGGTCAGGAAACTAGGTTATTACGTTATTTTGAAGATAATCAGCAAACCATCAGTTATTACATGGCTAAACTGCAATCATTCGGTTACGTTTATGACACCATATGGCTACCGCACGATGCCAAAGCCAAATCATTAGGTACTGGCAAATCCATAGAAGAAATTGTCAGGGCTACCGGTATGAAGGTACAAATCCTTGACCGTGTGCCAGTAAATGACAGTATTAATGCCGCAAGAACGATATTCAATAAATGCTATTTCGATAGGCAAAATACTGAAGAAGGCTTACAATGTTTAAGACATTACCGGTATGACGTTGACCCTGACACGAAAATGTTTAGTGCCAAGCCACTACACGATGAATATTCGCACGGGGCCGATGCG